AGGCAAACGTATTGTGAAGTCGCACACATTTGCACACCAACTTGATGTGCTTAAACAATCTGGACATCCAATAGTCATGGTGTACAGGAATGACTACGAATGTTTGGAGTGGTGGAAACTGTGTGGTGAATTCAATATAACATATCCAAACTACAGACACTTCCAAAATCTAGATGAGATGTGGGTACACATACAAAATGAAAACAAGGACATGATGCAGTTTATTAAAGATAACAAAGACAAAATTCATAAACCAAAAGACAATGTAGACCTTTGCAGGTTATTAGAAATAAGTTTTCCTGATACCAAAGGCAGGATACATAATTACGCAGACAAAGGAGTGCAAGTGTATGTCTACAAGTAATTGGGAAGACGCAAAAGCAAGAAGCAACTATCACTTCAACAAATGGCACACAGATACTGATTGTGTTAAGCATTTAGGAAAATTTACAGGCGGGTGGCAAACAGAATTACAAGAAGTAATCAACGATGCTAAACCTTTGAACTGGGCAAATCGCAGAGAAGGTACGGGCAGAGAAAATACTAATATAAATGTAGAAGCAGAAGAGAATGATCTTAAGATGGCAGGTGCTGATCCCAAGATGACAATATACAGAGGACTGAAAGACTTTACAAAATGTCCCACACTACAAAAGATGACAGACTATTTTGCACTTAAATCTGTTAGAAGCAAACTACATATTCAATTCACCGGAGAAGTTCTTAATATGCACATTGACAAGTTGTACGATCTAGACGCTGATCCTAAAAATGTTATTAGAATAATGATTATGTTGCAGGATTGGGAACCAGGACAATTTATTATGTATGGTAATGAACAGTTTACTAGGTGGAGAGCAGGAGATATTCACACATTTGATTGGCCAAATATTCCACACGCAACAGCAAACGCCAGTAACAAGCCTCGCCCAATGTTGGTTATAACAGGAGTCAAAACTGATACAACTGACAAAATACTTTCTAAACAAATCAAAAAAAGAATCTAGACTTTTGTTTTAGTATAATATACTATTAACATATGAACAAAAAAATCTTTGCTAAACTGTTGGGTCACAGTCAAAATGATCTTACAAAAATCACACAACCATTTATAAAAGAAACGTTTGGGGTGGACGTAAAACGTTGCGACACACTAGAACAATATGCTGAAGCCATAGATGATGCCTGCCTACACAAATACTTTTCAAAGTACTGGCAGAACGACATGAAAAAATGGAAGTACTCTGGACTTGCACTGATAGATGAAGTTAACGCCTTGAAACCTAGAGCCGTACTTGATGTTGGTTGTGGGTACAACGAATTCAAAGGCAAGATAGACAACCTTATTGGTATAGATCCATACAACGACCTTGCTGATCATGAAGTGGGCACTTTAGAATACAAGACAGATCAGAAATTTGATGTGATACTTTGTTTGGGTTCAGTGAACTTCGGTAGCAAAGATAAGATAATAGCAGAAGTTTCTAGATGTGTGAGTCTATTAGCAGACGGTGGCACTATGTTCTTCCGTGTAAATCCTGGAGTTCAACACGACAAGCCTGAAGCAGACTGGATAGAATTCTATGCGTGGAATGTGCCATTTATTATAGAATTATCAGAAATGTTTAATCTCAAGATTTTAGACATTAGAGATGACACAAACCAACGGAAATACTTCATTTACCGTAAAACCAAGTAGACTTATACTAGAATTGTGCTACAATAAGAAGTAAATACCGTATATGCAAAAACACACTAGAAGTTTATTAGAAGAACTGAGCTCAATGCCTCTAAAAAGAGACAAAGAAGAGGTGGTGGAGAGCAGGGCATCTCACATATTGGAATCAGCGATAAGGCTTATGACCTACATAAGAGAGAACTTCGACCAAGACACAGCATTCAAACTAGAGAAAAAATTCAATTCAGCACTGAAAAATATGGACGCATCAAAGTTCAGCAAAGGTGTTGCACGTATCAGAGAGAACAGAGACGTAAAAGACAACGTACTTAAAATCAAAGACGGCGAATACAAAGAGGACTAATCATGTTGATAGAAGATGTCCTAACAGAGTTTAAACGGACACACCTAGAACACATAGAGGACATAGTGATAACTGACGGCTACGAGGGTGGCAAGGCAGTTGTGGAATACTTCAGAGGACTATTGCTGACACTCAAAGGATCAAGTTCAGAAGCCATGAGTGTATCTGTAAAGTGGGATGGTGCACCTGCTGTGGTCTGTGGAACAAACCCAGACAATGGCAAGTTCTTCGTTGGAACCAAGTCTGTGTTCGCTCAATCTCCAAAAATAAATTACACTAAGAAAGATATAGCAAACAATCACGGCACAGATGACCTAGGACAGAAGTTGTTGAAGTGTCTTGTGCATTTAAAGAAACTTAACATACAAGGCGTCGTGCAAGGAGACTTACTTTACACGGACGAGGATATTACAAGGAAAAACATCGGCGGCAAGCCTCACTTAACATTTACACCTAACACAATTACATATGCAGTGCCGGAGGGCGGTGACCTGGCAAAACAGATTGATAGAGCAAAGGTAGGAATAATATTCCACACAACATATAACGGCGAGACACTGGCAGACATGACAGCATCCGGTGGAGCAGATGTAAGTTCATTTGCTAAAAACAACGACGTGTTTTTTGACAACGCGACATACAAAGATGTGTCAGGCAGTGCCAAGTTCACAGACGAAGAAACAAAACAATTCTATAATAGCATTGAGAAACTAGAAGGACTGCTGAACAACGTGCCAAGGAATCTATCAAGTGTGCTGGGACAGAACCAAGACTTCATTCCGATGTTTCAGATGTACATTAACGCAATGGTCAAACAAGGCGAACTTCCAAACAATGTGAATCAGTTCCTACAGGGATTCAAAAAGTTTTACACAGATAGAATGCAACAACAGATCTCTGGACTCAAGGCGCAGAAGGCTCTGCAGTTGAGACAAGACAAAATGAAACAGATGCCTGTGTTCCTTAACAGAGCAAAGAAACCATTACAGGCCATGTTAACTTTCTACAAGGCTGTGCAACAGATGAAAGGCTTTGTACTGAAGAAGATGAACCAAGCAATGGCCATAGGATCATTCCAACAGACAGATGGCGGACTAGAGGTGACAGAACCAGAAGGGTTCGTTGCTGTTGATAAGTCGGGCGGTGCTGTTAAATTAGTAGATAGATTAGGATTCTCAAGAAGGAACTTGACTGCCGTCAGCAAATTCAAGAAATAGATTCAAAGTTTTATTAATTTGCTCACCTAACTTTTCTCTGTTGAAAAAATTATCAAAATTATATTGACGAAGTGCTTGACTCTGTAGGTATATGTCTTGCCATGGAGCATCACGCAACCTATCACACACATCGACAATAGTATTAATCCTCACATCAGGATCTCTATCCAAGTCATACACTTCCTCGAAGTAGTTGTTGTAGGTTTTGAAACCCATCTCTCTTAACTTCTGCAGGTAAAGGTAGTTGCCATGCACGACAAATATCTGTTTTGCGATTATAGGTTTCCATATTTTTTCTGTCATGAAAACTTCGAAGTCGTTGTCATTGGTCTCAGAAACAATGCTACAGGCAGTGTCGTTGTATGGCTTCTCAAATATGTCTTGATCCATACCATACTGCGGATAGGCCTGAGCCCATGGCAGTTCATACTCTGTGGGCAGTTTCCTGTCGGGCCATTTGGTATGTAGGCTGTTTTCAAGTATGCCTTTGTCCAATAATTTATTGTAAAGTTTATTCCTGTGTGCCCTGGGCATCTTGTTGAGATATAGGAAATCATATTTTTTGTTTGAGTGATCGAAGTTGTAAGTCTCATCCTGGTGTTTGTTGTACATGTAATACCAGAACCAACTTACTCCGCCTGTCCACTTTATATGATCTATTTCTATCTCAGGGTATTGTGGAGTGTTATTAATATTTTCAAGTGATTCCCATGGGTTTGATTTTATGAAAACAAATCCTTGGCTGTGTAATAATTCGCAACGCCTTTTTAATTCTGTGTGGAACTCGGTGTTATCTTTCAACCTTTCGTTATCTAGTCTACAGTCTATAATGGCAAACCTACGATCATAAGAGTCGAGATCATAATTGTGTAGGCTATAATACTCCCCGGTCATATCAAACTGTTGGTCTGGCAAAGTGTTCATATCGATAAACTGCTCCAGTTCAAGATGGTAGCCGGTCTTCATCACATCAGTAAGAATAAAATTTCTTTGCATATGCTCTATAAATATGTGTATGTTAACTCCATTTTTAAAGTATGTATCTGAGGGCAAAGTCATTAGAAGGCATAGTGACTTGCAGAGATTCACTTTCCCAGAGGTCACAGAGAGGATATATCTCAGTTTCCTAGCACTGGCCTTAATGAGCCAATTGAAAGACACAAAGAATTTTACCAAAATGTACACAGATCAAACAATGGCAAAAGGCACGTTTGATCAGGTGAGGATCATCAACAACGACCTAGCCAACATGCTGGCCATAGTATCGGGCGATCCGGAGATCACAAAGAAACTTAAGAACAAGAATCAGGCACAGGCCTTGAGGCAGAGACAACCTGTCCCAGTGATGGCCCTAAGGAGGTACATGAGAACTTGGGAGAACCATTACAGTAATCTAACACAACTGGAGAGGGCACTTAACATCAACGATGCAAACTATCGTAATGTGAGAAGAGCAGTGGCCAACTATAAAAATTTAAACCTAAGACAGAAACAAAGCACTATAAAGACGCTAAACAGGATGTTGTCTGCAACATTACCTAACACAGACCTACAAAGAAGATTCAAGCAGTTGAGTCCACAGGATGAATAAGAAAAGTTTCTGGGTGTTGTATGGACAGCACACAGTACCTACCCATCTAGAAGATGCAGGCAACGGACAAGAACTTCAAAGAAATGCCGCACTTCAATACGTTGAAAGTTGGCGTACCTGTCTAGATATAGGTAGCAACATAGGGCAGTGGACAAGGCCACTAGCAAAGCAATTCGAACAAGTGATCTGCTTTGAACCCAACCCTAATTTCAGAGAATGCTTTGAAAGGAACATACAGAGGACCAACGTGACCCTATTTCCCTATGGTCTTTCAGACAAAGAACATTCTGCACAACAAGACTTCAACTCAACAGTTCTCAAAAACATAGATGGTGACATCAAATGCAGAACACTTGACAGTTTCCATATAGGCAACATAGATTTTGTGAAAATAGACGTGGACGGGTTTGAAGTGCCGCTGTTGAATGGCGCCAGGAAAACACTTACCCATAATGATCCTGTGATCAATATAGAAATGAAAAGAGACAAGAGGCTAGACATTGTTTCTAAATGTGAGTCTATATTGAAAGAACTAGGCTATACGTTCCGTAAACGTACCAAAAGTGACGAAGTATGGACAAAATCGTAATATTACAGCATAATTTACCAAATTAATTTATAAATACTTGCAACTTGATTCCTGAGCGGAATCAAAGTCATTTAAATCAGATAAAAAGGAGGATTAAAAATGGCGGGAATAGCACAAGGTAACGGTGGTAAAGCCGGAACTTCAAATGGTTTAGGTATTAGAACTAGAGTTTTAAACCTAGCGAAATCAAACATGACAGAAACTGAACTAAACACTGCATTAGAATACTTAATGGCAGGTGATGTTGCTGGAACAAACGACGCACACACAATCGCGGCGGTGGCTCCATTAACAGAGTCAGGTATTTTCACAAGTGGAACTACTGATGACGTTCAAGTTGCAATCCAAGGTACAGGTGCGGCAACAGCCGGATCAAACTTTGGTACAGGTTCAACTGGTGTAACTATGTCAATCCTAGCAGACTTTATTGCACATCCGTAATAAGGTAAGTTAGTTTTAACTAAAATTAAAAGGGTGGGCATTAATTTGCTCACCCTTTTTTTACGACTTAAATATTCCTATGCATGAGTATCACGTCCACACACTGGTAGATATTACCGACAATGGTAATCTTAAAAAACAGTTTCCATTCAAGACACTGTCAGGGGATCTGATACATGACAAAGACAGCCTGGCCGTAGCACGTAATCAGAATTCAAACTTCAACACAGTAGTACAACTGCTCCAGTTGAGGGGTAACATAACCTGGGAGACACCTCCCATAAAGATGGAAATGCCAAACCTGGCGAATCACTGCTTTGGAGATTTTTATGAGGGCAAACAGAACATATGGAATTTCCAGTTTTTTGTTGAGCAGTCCGGGGTGTACGGTGATATAAGAGAGCCAACATCGTTGTTAGGAGAGGATTTCCATCAGGTTCCTGTGGTAAGTTTCTGCAAGGAGACAGTGACGTTTCCAAACAGCACGTTTGACACACTGAATCCGCAGACTATAAACACGTACTTTTCGTACTCTGGACCCACAGATAAATAACAATACATTTTAGGCACAAAATAAAAACTTTTAAAGGCTCATTAAGGCAATGTTTCAGGCACAGTTTCAGGCTATAAGTCAAGAGATCAGAGAGATCAAAAAGGAACTAAAAGAGTATATAAGATTAATGAGTACAACAGATTTAGAAAAACAGAATTTAGAAGCACACGTTGACCTGTGCTCAGAGAGATACAAAGGCCTACACGACAGGCTTTCAGCGATTGAATTGCGACTAGGCAAAATGAATGAAGATATGATCGCTGGACAAAAGAGCTCATCAAAAACTATCATAGCAACAGCCGGCACAGTGGTGGCAGGACTTTTGTCAACAGTGGTTGTTATCTTGATGAAGATGCCCGGTTAATATATTACCAATAAATGTTCATACAGATAGCACCTAAAGTCAAAGTTTATGTGACCGATGATGACATGGAATTCATCCAAGCACACTCCAAAGAATCATTCCGCGGTAGTGCGTTAACAACAGAGGACCAAGACAGAGCGAAGAAGTTGGCAGACAAGGCCATATTCGTAAGAAAGAAACTTGACACCGACGTCCAATATGCTTTAAATAGAAAGATAAGGATGATCCGGAGTGAAAAGAAAAAATAAATCAGAACTGGTAAAGCAGATAGAAGCCTATGGCCTCAAGAGCAAACTTGCGGACCTGGCACACAAGGAACAGGCTCGCAGGCCATTCCGACATTTACCCAAACAGTTCTCCAAAGGAATCCTTATAGGTAATATAGCGATCGTACCAAAGAAGTGGTCCGGCACCAGATATGTGTATGTTATCGCGGACATGATGGAAGCCACGATCATATACGACGATATAAATCTCAAACAGACTGCGATACTAGTGGCACACCACCTGGCCGACGGAAATAATGTGCCCTCTAACCTACTAGAACTGGACACCAAATTCGCTTCACAACTGTTTGACATACAGAACGCCAAACGCATGATCAAAGAAGCACAGAAAGGCAAGGATGACCAGGTAGAGGATGTTTATTGGGATAGGCTAGATGCCGCAAACCACCTAGCGGACGAATGCAAAGGCAGGATACAACAGATCTTTAGTGATACGTTCGGAGCGTAGAATATAAATAACAATATGCAAAGCATAGAACTAACAAAACCAGTTACAACAGAGAGTTTATTAGCAGAATTTGAATCAAGATTCAATCAAACAATGGACCTTTCTAGGTTCACTAAAGAAGAACTCGAAGATACAGCAAATCATGTGAGAACAAAGATACATGAAATCACACAGAACACACACTTTGGACAAGAATTAAAAGACGATTCATATCAAAAAAATCAAATGATGTTGGACATCATAAACCAAGCGATCACAGAAAGAAAACTTGCTGAGTATAGCGGTAATCCAGTTCTAGATAAAGCAACAGCACCAATCAAAGACAAACTTAAAAAAGGACAAGCATTGTCTCCAGACGAAAGAGAAGCGGCTTCAAAACTTATGGCAAGTAAAACAAACGAAGTAGCACCATTAATTGGAGCAATGGGAATGGCGGCGGCGAGATCGGCAGGTGCCGCGGCGGGTACAACAGCGGTGAATAGGATCGCGGACAAACTTGGGGCATCTAAAGATCACAAAGGAAAGATGATTAAGAAAGAAGGTGTTGAAGAACAATCAGAATTAATTTTAGCGGCCAAGGACATGATGGACAAAGTGACATCGTTCCTAGAAGATCTAGCATCAATGAAGACAGAAGGCATGTTAGAACTAGCAGACAGAATCAGAGACGAGATGGGTGCTGAGAAATCAGACGCATTCCTACAAAAAATCCAACCAGCGATTGAACAGGCGGAAGCCACTTTAACGACAACTAGACAAGAGCTAGACAACGGTGTAAGAATATTGACCGGAGAAGAAGTTGCTTCAGAACCTATGGGCGCCGATGACACGATGGACATGGACAACACAGACGCAAACTTAGATGACTTAGGTAGCGATGACCTAGAGACAGATGAGTTTGGCGCCTCTGACGCCGAAGCAGGTGGAACAGAACCTGAGGGCAGAGAACAGAGAGAATCAAAAGAAGTTTTTGAAACTTCAAACAGACTGTACAGCAAACTAGCAGGGAAGTAATCCTGTGAGATTTTTCGAATTTAACAA